GCAGTTCAAGGTGGTAACGGCCCACAAGCACTCGTCAATGGGGCGGATATCAAGGTTGATCTTGACCTCGTGGTACTGAAGGGCAATCAAGGGGAGAGCCAAACCGGGGTTTGTGCAAAACCAGAACTGAAGAGGCACGTACAAGGTGGTCTCAGGGAGTGCGTTACGGGGAGCGCACACTTGGCGGGGGGCCAAGGAGTCACAAGGAGACTCAACATCAGAGAATGAGGGATCAGTGATGAAGGTAAGCTGTGTGGTGTTACCGATCATCTTGAAGTATCCGCGCTGTTGCTCGGATGTCATGGTGAGTTGGTTCCAGATGTGCATCCAGTCGCCATACTGGCGGTCGATGCGTTGACCACCAATCTCCACCTCCACCTGGGCGATGAGCTGTTCGCCGGGGTAATCTAACCAACGGGCATAAACACCCTGGTTGGAGCCAGCAGTGTAGTTTCCGAGACCCATAAGTTGGTTGATCTCAGGAAGAGTCACCTGTAAGTAGGTGCGGTAGGCAAGATCACCGTTACGGGAGATCACACATTGGACTCTGCGTCCAAAATCGGCCTGACCATTGAATGTCTGTTCAATAGATTCAATAGCGAAGTTAGTATATCGGCGATAAGTAACTTTCCAGAAAGTAATTTGCGGGTTACCAGTAAGGTAAACGTCTTGGGCGCCATAAGCGACGAGTTGCATCAATCCACCTCCCATTTTATATAGTTGCTAAAGAAAAAAAAATTTTGGAATTTAATTTAATTCAATTTAATTAAATTAATTTAATTTACACAAAAAAAATAATTTGACTAGGATATTATTTTATTGAAATCTAAACTGCTCTTCATAAATTTCAACAAATATGCGTCCTCTAGAACCTCCTTTTTATTTTCGTGATTTTTTGTGAAAACATATGAACTATTACGTTTCTTGACAGACCAACCCTGCTCTATAGAGTTAAAAAGCAGAATCATTTTTTGAAATTTTATCACATCTACTTTTACATTTTCATTCTCTAAATCTCTTAAAGATTCTAAATTAAGCCTCATGTCCATTTTTAATTAATTCAAAGAAAACTAAAATATATTTTTAACTAGTCTGTGTTAGATTCGCGTTGCTTATCTGCTAATATTACAGATGTATATTCAAATGCCGTTTTTATATTGATGCATGCATAGTTTAATTTATTTACCTGTGCCGCTTAGTGTGAGTTCCGAGATGTCTATTTTGTCTAGTTTTTGTTTTTCGCGACATTTTCGGTTTTTTCGATTTAACCCTTTTACCTCCACGAGGAAGACTCCTGTCACATGCTTCTTTTCTGGCAGCGCTGTTGTTATATGGAATACCATTCACACAATTATATTCGCACTGAATGTTTAGATTATTTTTAGGCGACTGAATTCCAGTATAGAATATAATTTTCGGCGGATATACCAAGTTAGTTTTTCCGGTAGCAGCGTCTGCCTGTGTCAAAATTTGTTTAAGAAAGATGCCCCACATATTTCCACTTGATATTTTTTTAAAAAAATCTTTACATTCACCAACTGCTATGGAAGTTTCGTAAAGTCTAGACCCTGTAACAAATTCGTTCAATACACCCCAATGACATATAACGTTAATTATTTTATTTCTTCCTTCACTGAATGTTTTGACAAGTTGATCAATGTATATTTTCGGGAAATATCTATAATCGTTATTTTGTAGAGCGTATAAAATAGCCTTAAATAAATAACCTATATTGCCGTTTTCACCAAATACTTTTGCTGTATCTTCGTAAGCCGTTCTGTCCATATTAGAAGCTATATTTTTTCGCTCCATTTGCGCTGCGTCAGCAGTACAAACTTTATGTCCATCTGGAGTAATATTTAAACCCATTAAATCTGTTATGACGGCGGTTATGTGGCTTCTGTTCATTGGGTTAGGAATTGGCATAGCCCCTATTGCGGGGGTAGAACTAACGTTAAAATTATCATCTATTGATATGACTACTGGGTTAGACGCAGCAAACGCATAATAGTAAACGCTAATCTGTTTATTTCTTAAACTACTTATTCCTCCTTTAAGAATTTCTATAACCGGGCTAATAGGCTGTTGCTGTAATATATCTAATATTGTGCGAAGCGACTTAATACACATAGCAAACTTTTGTATTTGCTCAACCGGACTTGATGGGGTATCGTCTAAACCACCGCTTGTTTCTTTTAAACAAGGAGACACTATTAAGGATAAATTTTGTTCCCCCTGTAAATTAGGAATATACAAAAATGATGCGGTTAACCATGTTCTAACCAATTGCGAAACATGCACAAAAACATTCGCTTCGTCGTGGCTTTCCTTAAAATTAAGGCTATGTAAATACGATTGGTATATTGCTGTTAACATGCCCCACACAGTTAATGAAGGGTCTTGCTCTTTTGTTAGGCCGAGTTTGCTTTGCATATTTGCGCAAGAAAACGCGTGGCGCCATATTTTCGCACTTAATGTAAAGCCAGAGGGTATCGGCATTATAATAATACAACATAATAATTATGTGCGTTTTATTTGAGTGAATAGTCTTCTAAATAAACCGCACATGTAACTTTCGCGTGTTTTTGCGTTTATACAAAATATATTTAAGGGAAAATATTAATTAAATACTTATGCTTAAATTAATGAAACGGGGGTATGCCAAATTTCAAGCCGAAGTCTAACAAAACTATAAAATATAATAAGAAAACGGCAGTCACTCTTGACAACAAGCATAAGGAGTTTTTAAATGATTTCATGAAGGATGATTACAATACCATCCCCGAATTAAAGTTGGAAAGGCAGGAAATACAACACAAAATCAATAGCGGCGAGGTTGCTCTCGAGGCGCGACTTGATATGGAAGATCAGATCAAGGCATTAACGGAACGGATCAGGGGTCTCAAAACAAAGAAAAAGGAGTATTTTCTTGACAATTCCAAATATATTTTTGAATATTTTGAAAATAAAAAGGATATATCCGTAGGGAATAAGGCAGTTGCGTCGACGAATAAATCTAAAATAGTAAACTCATTTTTTAAAATTAGGGATGAACCGGCTATTGATAATACAGAACACATCGAAAACAGCAATATTGTTCAAAAATATTTAAGTAATATTGATGACATGTTTATCGATGTGAATTCGTTCATTTATCAAACGGATATCTGCAAGGTTTGTCACGTAGGTGAATTAATACCATTAGAGGACGAGGGTGTTCTAGTATGTAACAACTGCTCTAGAAGTATCCCCTATTTAATTGAAAACGAAAAACCGTCATACAAGGAGCCGCCCAAGGAGGTCTGTTTTTATGCTTACAAAAGAATTAATCATTTTAAGGAAATTCTCTCTCAGTTTCAAGGCAAGGAGACTACACAGATTCCACCAGAAGTTGTTGAAGATATTAAGGTTCAGATTAAGAAGGAGAGAATTGACATATCACAGATTACCAACGCAAAAACCAAGGAGGTTCTTAAAAAGCTGGGATATAATAAATACTATGAGCATATACCGTTTATTAAGGACAAGCTTGGAATCAAACCACCGGTAATGTCTCCGGAACTAGAAGAAACCTTGTGTAATCTTTTTTCTGAGCTACAAGCGCCATATTCGAAATATTGTCCTGATGACAGAGTAAACTTTTTAAATTATTATTATACTGCGTATAAGCTTTGTGAATTGTTAGGTGAGGAGAAATATTTACCGTTATTTCCGCTATTGAAAGACAAGGAAAAACGAATAGAACAGGACGCGATTTGGAAACAAATATGTAAAGAACTTGACTGGGAATTTATTCACACCGTTTAAATAAAAAGGCAACTTAAAAGAGGCATTTGTTATATTATTTTTACACGGAAATTTGATATAGTGTCCAAAACCATATCAAACAATTACGGTAGTCTTATCATTGCCAAATTTAATTCTCTGGTCTATAAGGAAACAATTTTAGTAAATTGGTGTTATAAACTGAGAAATTGGGATCAGAACTATTGGCTCCCACTCCATTTCCAAAACACCTGCCGCCTCTCTGCTTACGCGTCTGTCGTCGAGACTTTTTACCACGCCGGCTCTTTATTATTCGCCGTTTAGACTTCTTCCTCATTTGTTTCGTCATAATATATTAACAATAGATTAAATATATTATAAGCTTAGGTTGTTGGTACAATCTTAGACTGTTGTTGTAATCTTAGGTTGACTTAAAATCCACCAGGGAATTTGACCAAGTTGGCACCGATACCGAAACCAGCACCAGAGCGGGCAGTAGCACCCATACTGGGGACGTAGGTGTCAAGAATGCTGAATGTGGCAGCAGCAGTCAAGGCAATCAACACGATTTCCTCAATATTCAAGGAACGTTTAGGAATAGCATAGGCAGCAATTGCCACCATTAAACCTTCAACAAGGTACTTAATGATTCTCTTAACTAGTTCAGCGATG